GAAGCAAGGATATCTGCCGGGCGTGTATTACAACATTCGACTCATGGGAGATTTGGCAACCGGTAAGGCGGTGGATGATTTGACGATCGGTTCCGTGGCGACAAAAGGCGACATCGATAACATCAATCTTCCTGCCGGGCGCGATTTGACTTGGGGCCGGGTCTACAATACGGATTTCGCAACGATCAAAACACCCGCTCTAGTTTGGGGTTAAAGGCTTAAAATGCTCAACGAAAACGAAATCAAAGCCATCCTACCGTTGGTGGATATCGGTATCAAAACGGCTGGACTGAAAGTGTTTTCCAACAGCACAGGTGGTGATAATCTCCAGTCGGCCATCAACAAATTGCAGGCAATGATGGACGCTGATCGGGCGGCCCGAAAGAAAGCACTCGCTGCAGAGGCAGCATTGGCAAAAATCACGGGCACAGAAACCGAAAAGGATCCCACACCATGAATAAACAACCTTCCGAAGGAATGAACGGCGCCACCGATCCCACGAGGACGAATGACAGCACCGAGGAATTGCTGCGGGCTATTGCTATGCTCCACGAGCAGGTCAAAAGCGGCACCGTCATCGCAATCTCGTTTCTGTGCATCTCCGCTGACGGTCGAACCTTCAAGGGCTCTCGCACCAACGGGAATTACGGAACGGATTGCCTCCTGCACACCGGATTGCAACGCCAAGCATCCGCCCTGGTCGTCGGAATGGAAAACCGGGATCAGCAGCAACACGCGCAGGCGCGGCTCGCCCAACAAAAAGCAGCCATGGAGCAACAAAATGCCGAACAACAAGCTGATCCAGCGGTCCCTGGTTCCTGAGTTTGCGGCCGCTGCGCCCAGGTTTCTGACAGAGGCCAGCCAGGAAGAGGTCAGGCAAACAATCTCCTGGGAGCAAAGCCTGACCTTTGCCGAGGACGGAGACAAGGGGAAGGGTGATGATCTCGCCATGACCAACCAAATCGGGGTCATCCTGGGCGATCTCTATCAGGATCACCTTTGGGGCGTGCGCGTGTCGCACCGCCAGGGGATCATCGAGATCAAGATGCCGGCATTCACAAGCTTCAGCTATGTGATCCACATCAAGAATGTGGCAAGCCCGAACGACCTTCGCCGTCGCGTCATGCGGGCCGCCGGCGAATTCCTTGAGATTTACAAGCAACCGCGGGCTCGGTTTGATCCGCAATCATACCAGGACACGATGAAAAAACTCGGGCCTACCCCGACGATGAACCCATTGAAGGTGAGTCTGTGACATGGTGAATGCAGCGAATCCAGGCTTCAACTGGGATACTAGGTCAAACCGAGAAGCCGAGGGCGGCAGTGACAAGCCTCAACCGAAGTCTATCACTACTCCAGAACTCGGGTCGGATGGTGATATCGACTGGCTGAACACGGCCAGACAGGCTGCCCAGACATCGGAATCATTCATCTCGGCAAGCCTGCGCTCTCGATGGACCCGCTCATATAGGGCGTTTCAGTCCAAGCACTCCGAAGCCTCGAAGTACAATTCGAAGCGATACCGCGGTCGCTCATCGCTCTATCGCCCAAAAACCAGATCGGTGGTCAGAAAGGCGGATGCACAGGCCGGCGCGGCATTCTTTGCAACGCACGATGTCGTTCAAATGACCGCCGAGAACGACGGCAACCAGATGCAACTGCGTGGCGCCAAGCTCCAACACGAATTGCTAAATCTCCGTCTCGACCGGGCAAACACCGAATACGGCATTCCCTGGTTTCTCACCGTGATCGGCGCGCACCAGGACGCAAAGATCACTGGTATCTGCTGCACCAAGCAGGAATGGCTCTACGAAGAGGAAATCGTTGGTCACGAGGAAGTTGTCTACAACGACCCGGACACTGGAGAAGAATTCACCGAACGGGAACCAACCACCCGCAAGACGGTTTCGAAACCGAACGTGAGGCTGTTCCCAGTAGAGATGGTGCTGCGAGACCCGGCCGCCGATTGGATTGATCAAGCGCAAAACTCGTCCTATGTGATCCTTAAATACCCCATGAGTGTGGGAGACGTTAAAAAGCGGATGGATGCCAACAATCCGTTGGGGCAGGAATGGCAACTGGTCGACGACTCCGTTCTGAAATCATCGCTGACCAACCAAGAGAACTCGTCGGTGCGCCGGGCCAGGGATGGCAAGGAACTCGATCGTCACGACAACAATTACACGACGATCGAAGACCACATGACGATATGGGTGCATGAGAACTTCATCCGGCACCGCGGTCGGGACATGCACTTCTGGTCGGTAGGGACTGTCGCCTATCTGACCGATCCTGTGCCGGTCCGCGATGTCTACCCGGAACAGAAGGGCCGCCGGCCGATCATCATCGGCTACGGCCAGGTCGAGGCGCACAAGGTCGATCCGCAGTCGCACGTCGAATCCTGGCAGCCCCTCCAGCAGGAAGCCAACGATATCGTCAACCTGCGCCTGGACAACGTGAAACAGAACATGTCGCCGGTCACCAAGATCCGCAGAGGGAAGCAGGTCGATATCTCCCAGGTCCAGAACCGATCGCCAGACAGCGTGATTATGCTCAATGATATAAAAGATGTTGAATGGGACCGTCCGCCCGACGTGTCGGGCAGTGCCTATGCCGAGATGGATCGGATCAACGTCGACATCGATGATTTGGCCGGAACCTTCTCCGGCGGATCGGTGCAGACCAACCGGCAGATGAATGAAACCGTCGGCGGCCTGAACTTATTGAGCGCATCGGCCAACACCATTGGCGAGTTTGACATTCGGGTATTCACAGAAACCTGGATGGAACCTGCCTTGCGTCAAACAGCCAACCTGATCGCTTATTATGAGACCGATGAGGAAATCCTGTCGATCGCCGGCGCCAAGGCTGGGCTGTGGGACCAGTACATCGAAGGCATGACCAATCTGGACGGCCTGTTGATGCAGAACGCACAGTTGCGCGTCGATGCCGGCATGGGCGCCTCTGATCCCATGCAACGGCTCCAGAAGCTCAGGATGGGCGCCGAAGTGCTGGCCGTGATGCTAGGCCCCGAGAAGGTCGCATCGATGGCCAACGACGAGGCGGTGATTGAGGAAGTGTTTGGTGTCCTCGGCTACAAGGACGGCAAGCGGTTCTACGATCCCGAAAAGATCGATCCAAAAATGATGGCGATGCAGCAGCAGATGAAAATGGCTGCCGAGCAGATCAAGCAGATGGAGCAGAAGCTTGCCGATGGTCAGGCAGACCGCGACAACGCAGTAGTCCTTCAAGAGATCAAATCCGCCACCGCTCTACTTGAGGAAATCATGCAGCTCGGTCGGGAGCAGATGAAGGCTGACACCAGCACTCAGTCCCAGGTACTTGACTACGCGAAGGGCGTGATGGGCGTAGGAACGGCGCGGCGGGGCCAGGACATGCAAGCGCAACAAGCACATGCCGCATCGCAACTGCAACACAACAACCAGAACCGTAAACCTCTCGTATGACCACAGATGCGCTCTCCGGCTATCGTGACAATCCGTACTTGAACAAACAGTTCAGGGAAGACGCCGACCACGACATGGAACATACCCGGCTGGCTTACCAAGCATGGTCGCTGGGAATGAATGTTGCCCACGAAATATCGATCAAAGGTACCGCGCTGCGGATGATATTGCAGCGGGCGGCCGAGGAATCCGCCGTCGCAGTCATGGAATTGGTCGAGTGCGATATGAATTCCACCACGGGCGTCGAGCGGGCAAGGGCATTGCAAAGCCGCGCAATTCGGTATAGGGAATTAGTCGAATGGCTTCACGAAGCTATAGCAATTGGCAATGACGCTGCAACCGACGTAGAGGATGCACTGAAAGAGATACAGGACGGAACACCTCCCAACGGCGTGGATGGCACCACGGACGGTTTAAGCTTGGGAGAGATGTATGGTTTCCGACCAGTTCAATCCGAAGGTGAAGGGTGACGGCCTTCCCCAGGATCACGTCGAAGAAATCACGGACGGTGGTGGCGAAGTTTCCCGCGAGCAATTGCAGGCCGCTGCCGATCAGTTAAACAGCGCTGCCGGCGGCGAGCCGCCCCCCCAACAAACCAAAGAAGTCATCCCTCCGGCGCCGGAATTGCCGCCGAGCGTGTCCAAAAGGTTGGAGATTACCAACCGGCAGGCCGCGAACCGTATGAAGGATATGGTCGAGGGTGTTGGCTTTGGACCTGTCGGTGACGAGGCCCCCGACCCATCCCAGGATCTCACGTCGCAACGGCTCTATATGGGCGAGTTTGGCGACGACAGTAAAAATTTCATGGGCGAGACCATCCCGCCGGCGCCGGAAGCCCCGGCCCCAGCGCCGGATGCCGCCCCATCAATCCCGGCTCAGGAACCTGGCGTCGATGATGGTGATCTGGTCACGGTGAAAGTTGGCGGTGTGGAGACACAGGTCAGCCAGAGTGAATTGATCAGGAACTATCAAGTCGGCCAGGCCGCGGATCAACGCCTCTCCGAGGCGACCGAACTCCTGAGAAATGCCCAAGGTGTGGCGGCGGCGTCCCTTTCGCCTACCTCCGCACCCCCTGTCAATGAGGCTGAAGCCGAATTGCCTACGGAAACGACAAGCGAGCCAGGGCTCGACGACATCGATTTCGCGGCGATCACGGAAAAGATTCAGCTAGGCGAAACGAATGAGGGTGCCGAAGCCCTCAAGGATCTCGTGGTGCAGGTAGCCGGTAAAATCGGCCGCCAGGACAATGCCCCCGTCGATCCCGCCGCCCTCGTCGAGCAGGCAGCGCATGTTGTGCGTGATCGCACACAGTCCGAAGCAGCACTGAAGACGTTCGAAGAAACCTATCCCGACATTGTTGCCGATCCTCAGTTGTATCAACTGGCGAGCCGAAATGCCGTCGATGCAATGATCGAAGACTTTGAAACTTGTGGAGCCGATCCCGAGATGATTGCATTTGCAAAGGCCAATCCGGCCCAAGCGGCGAATGCCCATCGCGCGATGCGGACCTCGGGAAGGTTCGAAGACCTGAGAAACCCGGAACAGCTTTATGTAGAGGCCGGCAATCGTACGCGCGATTGGATGGCGAAGATTTCGGGTCAGCAGGCGCCGACCGGCGAAGTGCTTCAACCGACAGTTTCAGGCCAGCCCGCGCCGCCTCCGCGCCGCGAGAGGGCCAGGAACGCACAGCAAAGCCCCGCCCAGCGCCAGGCACCGCCCGCACCACCCCAACAGCAACCGGTGGCAAAAACTCCCTCACAAGTCATCGCAGAGATGAAGAGGGCACGCGGGCAATTCCCGGCAGGACAGCAAGCAGCGGGGCGCCGATAAAAGGGAATACCCGCTATGGCAGGCCAGCTTTGGTCGGTCCCAGCTTCGGGTGGATATCTGTACTCAGACGAGCTTTCAAACGTACTTCGTATTACGGTTCAACCACTTACGAAGTTTAGGCAGTTCGCCGACGCGAAAGACGGCGCGCAGAAAGGTCTTAACTCTGGGGACAATTTCTACTGGAACGTCGTGTCAAATATTGGCACGCAGGGACACAAACTCGACGAAACCGCTCCGATGCCGGAATCGGATTTCACCATCACCCAGCACAGCCTGACGGTTGAGGAATTTGGCAACTCGGTGCCCTACACCGGCGTGCTGACATCCTTGAGCAAACAGGACGTGGTGGAAATCATCGATCAGGTCTTGAAGCATGACGCCCGAAAGTCGTTTGACTACGAGACCTACAAACAGTTCGACGTAACTCCGTACCGGGTTGTCGGATCGGCCGCGGCGACGTGCGTGTTCTACGAGACAATAGCTTCCGTTGCCACAACCAACAACGCGGCAATGGACAAAAGTCATGTCAAGTTGATCTCGGACGACATGAAGGAACGGAACATTCCGCCTTATGGTTCGACCGACGATTACTATGCAATCTCGCACCCGTCGACCTACCGGACCTTCAAGAACGATCTCGAATCCATCCATCAGAATACGCCGGAAGGATTCCAACTGATCATGTACGGCGAGGTCGGTCGTTACGAGAGCATCCGTTTCGTCGAACAGACGTTCATCCCGAAGGGCGGTGCCGGAGACAGCACCACCTTCAATGCGTTGACCGGCACGGCGGACGCTTGGGACAACGCCAAATCTTCCTGGGCATATTTCTTCGGTGGCGACACAGTTACCGAGGCGATCTGCATCCCGGAAGAAATTCGGGGCAAGCTTCCGGGCGACTATGGCCGCAGCCATGGCATCGCTTGGTACTATCTCGGTGGCTTCTCGATCGTTCACAGCGACATCGCCAATGCCAGAATTTGTAAATGGGATAGCGATGCTTAAGGCGCCGACTTTCATCTGATCTCTCCGGCTTCGGCCGGGGGGATGAGGAAGGGAAAGCAAATTCGACAGGAAAGACCATGTACGACAAACCACTGGGAATGACTTACACATTCCAGCATGACTTCGGCGCCGCTACCGAGGTTCAATCCATCCAGGGGCCGGCTGGGGCTACCGGCGTTTTGCGCGAAATCAGCCTGAACGCAACGGAAACCTTCAATTCCGTGACGACAGCGGCAAACATCCAGGTCGGAACGGCGGCCGACCCCAACGCCTACGCGCAGATGGACTGCGCCGACACTGCTGATACCGACTCTATTTCGGCAGCGGCGGCCGAATACTTCCTTCGGTTCATCCCGGCCGATACGCAAGTGGAAGTGACCTTCACCGCTCCCACAGGTGGCACACCAACCGGCATTGGTTCCGTGTTCATCGCGATCGATTGGAACGCGCCCGATCCGCACACCTATTGATAATAACTGATCTGGCGGCATGACTTGCTGCCAGGTCTACCCAGCAGAAGTTTCAAGGAGCCGAAAAAATGGGCACAGAAAACGACGACCTTCAGGCTATAGGGCGCAACACCGGCTCGCAGGACGGAAATCCGCCCAAGGACGGGGATCTGGCCAGGGATGGCTATGAGACCCTCCAGCGGGCCGATGGCGGGCGACCCCGCCGTGGTCTGGCCCCCGATGTGAAAAACAGCTTCGATGGCCTCTCCGTCTATCGGCCACGCGGCCGGTAGCCAACAATCAAAGGATCAAATCAGATGGATATGAAGAAAAAGAACCACGGCAAGACTTCGGCCAAGTTCAAGGGCGGGAAGATCGTAAACGCCTATGGCCGTGACAACTCGGATGTCACCGGGTCGGCCAGCGATGAACGCGGCTCGACGAAGGGGAGCCCGACCGATCTCGGCCACTCCCTGAAAGGCACATCCGCCAATCAGCGCCAGCCGTAACATCTCGTTCAATTAACGAGGCCCCATGGCGTGAAAATCAGCGAGGATAGTTATGTCTGAAACCAATGCAGCCGCCGATACGACGCTCGGGGCGCCCTCTGTCCCTGAGCCCGCTAGCGCCGCCCCGCCCCCGGCGGACGAAGGACCGGTGGCCCCCGTCAATGAAAGCCCGGTCGAGATGGTGCCCCAAGAGCCTCTGGCAGTCGATGATGAGATTGAAATGGTCGTCACCCTCAACGAGCAGGCTTCCTACGGTCGGATTCGTGGCCATGCCGAAGCCCTTTACGTACAGGGCGGCGAGTATTTCGGTCCGGGCGGGAAACACTTGCCGCATCTGTCGGAAAACAAGGGCGAGAGACGGACCACAGCGCCCCCTCCGGCACCGAAACACCCGGCACCGCCTGCCCGACTGCAAAACCGGTCCAGGGCGATGCAAGGCAGTGTTGACCTGGCGGCCTGGGCAAACGGCAAGGCTCAATACATCTGGCCCCATGTCGCGGTGGCGGTCGAAGGTGCCGTCGGCGAGCGTCCACGGAACAAGATAGAGGCGTTGTCTCTCTTGCGCACGCATGGAGTGATCGACGATGACCACTTGGACGATACTGACGGGTAGTAAGACCACGGAAGGTTCGATCAAGAATTGGATCAACCACGCGGATGTCCCGGCCTCGACCATCGTAGGAGAAGCGGAGGCGTTGATTTTTCAGCGTCTCCGTGTTCTTTCGATGATGACGTTGCTGGAAAGCACCCTGGCATCCGGCGCCAGCACCATTGATATTTCGACGCTGGGCTATCTCTCCCCGAAGTCGTTCTTCTTCTACGGCGATCATCGTCAGCAGGTCACGTTTCGCCAGCACGAAATGTTCGAGATCTCCCGCGTCTATGACGATTCTACCCCGCCGGTCTTGGAAGAAGGCACGCCAACTGACTACACCCACAACCGATCGACGATCTATTTCAATCTGAAAGTCAACGAGACCCACTATTACAGGCATTGGTATTATGCCCGGCCGACGGCGCTTTCGGGTTCGAATGAAACAAACATTCTGACCGACGACTATCCGCACATCCTGACCGCTGCGTGCCTGCACCGAGCATTCAAATGGCGCAAGGACGATGCCAGGGCGGCGACGGAACTCAAGGAACTTATGGGCTATATCGACGTGGCTCTCGTCGACAGTGATATGGCTTTCGAAACCGCTGAATACAATCCGTATTGGCATCAAGACGGCGGTCTCGGCTACGGCACCTACTAAGGGGAAAACCCGAAATGGCTGATACCACCGAAGTCAATCTCCAGATTGTCAATCAAGAAACCGGCGGCAACGATGGCACTTGGGGCGACATCGCCGATGCCAATTTCCAGAAATTGGTTGATGCAATTACCGAGCAGGGGACGATCGCGGTCACAGGCGGTACCGATTCCTTGACGGACGACCAGCAGCGTGACGCCGTTCTCAACTTTACCGGCACGCTGACCTCCAACGAGATCGTCAAGGTCAACGACACCAGCAAGAAACTCTGGTTCGCCCGCAACAACACCACGGGGTCTTACACCCTGACCGTCCAGACCGATACTGGCACCGGCATCGCGGTGACCCAAGGGCGCGTCGCAATTCTTTATGCCGATGGTACGAATGTGATCGAACTTTCCACCGATCTGATCCGCACCGACCTCTACAACCACAACTACATCGGCACCTTCACCGAGAACGGTGACGCCAACACCCTGACCTGCACGTCGACCGACATCGCCGTGACCGCATATACCGAGGGAATGGTGGTCATCGGCAAGGTGACAAACGCCAATACCTCGGCGATGACCTGCAACGTCAACGCGATCGGCGTCAAGAACATCGAGGACGGCTTGGGTGCGGCGATCCAGGCCGGCGTGGTGCCTGCCGGATCGATCATCGTGCTGCATTACAACAACACCAACGACTCCCTACAGTTGATGAATATCGCTGATCCGTTGCGGCAAAACACCGCACCAAAACTGTACGGACCGCTCAACCCGAACGGCAATTACGTCGGCGTGTCGAATGGGACGCCCATCGCATCAGCGGCCACCTTGGTCATCGGCACCGATGGCGATTACATGGACGTGACGGGCACCATGACGGTCACCGCTATGACCGTTGCAACGGATCGCCTGTTCGTCTTGCAGACCAATGGCAGCCTGACGCTTACACACGGCGCAACCCTGCAATTGCCGGGTAACGCCAGCATCGTGACCCAAGCCGGCGATCATTACCTGTTCTATGCAATTGCCGCCAACAGCGTGGTGCTGATCGGCCGGTTGAAAGAAGACCTTCAAATCAACGAGGCGAAGGGCGCCAACGTGGCGAGTGCCGCGGCTCTTGCTCCAGGCAGGGATGGCAATTTCTTCGACGTGACCGGCGTCACGACGATCACCAGCATCAATTCCCTTGGCGTCGGCACAGAAATCACATTGCATTTCACGGGCATTCTGACACTGACGCATAACGCCACGACGCTGATCCTGCCAACCGGGGCAAACATTGCGACGGAGGTCGGCGATGTCGTGAAGTTCGTCGAGGAATCGTCCGGTAACTGGCGTTGCGTGAATTACATGCGGGGCGATGGAGAAGCTCTGTCGATCTCTGGGTCCGCGCTGGCGGAGGTCAAAGCGTCAAGCGCCGTCGAGACCCTTATTACCGAGTCGATCAGCCAACAGGACATCTTCTCCTACACAATTGCGGGCGGCGAGATGGCGGTAGATGATGTCTGGCGTTTCACAATCCGGGGACTGCACGACGCCAATGAAAACGTCTCACCCATATGGCGGATCAAGGGAAACACTTCGGTATTTTACCAGGATACTTCTGCCGCCATCCCAAATGCTACTGAGAACCCATGGTCACTGATTTTCGATGTGTTTCGCAAGGATGGCGCCGAGAGCGACATATGGATCAATGGAGTGATGATTTACAAGAATTCAGCCAATGATCCGAATGCCGGCGAGGGCGCACTGCCGAATTCAGAAAAAGCGGTTCCTATCCGTGGCAACGTGACAGAGAGTTCAGCGAGCGACATCATCATCAAGGTGACACTCAACATCAACGATGCGGACCCGAGCACCAATTTTTATGTCGATTGCTATACGGTCGAAAGGTTGGCCGCCTGATGACGGATGTTCCAATCCCCTTGAAAATAGCGCCGGGGATGGTCGTTACGGATTCGATCTTCGCCGTGCCGGGGCGCTATGTGGACGGGGACAAGGTTCGCTTTTATCGATCAAAACCCCAGAAGATCGGCGGGTGGGAGAAATATGCGACAACGGCTTATGTCGGCATGGCGCGCAGTATTGTATCCTGGGCCGACTTTGCCCAAAACAACTTCGTGCAGGTCGGAACTCACTGCAAGGTGTTCGTCTACGATTCGACGGGATCTCAAACCGACATCACGCCTTTTGACGATACCGGGACGCTCGGTAATGATCCGTTCACAACGGTCATCAGCACAACAACGGTCACCGTCGCCGATACGAGCCATGCCAGAGAGATCGGATCCACCGTTCATTTCTCAGGAGCGGCGGCCGTCGGCGGCATAACCATTGATGGTGAATATCTGGTCACGGCTGTTCCAGATGCCAACTCCTACGAGATCGAACATTCAAGCGCCGCGACATCGAGCGCCACGGGCGGCGGGGCATCCGTTGCCTATAGCTATGAGCTGAACTGCGGCCTGATAAGCGCTTCGATCGGCGGCGGCTGGGGGATCGGCGGCTGGGGCGAGGAAACCTGGGGCACTGCCCGCACCAACACGACTTTTGTGCAATATCCGCGCATCTGGATCATGGATATTTACGGCGAGGATATCTACACCGTCGCAAGTGGCAGGGGCGGCGGCGACATCTATATTTTCGACGCCACCAATCAAACAACCAGGATGCTTGCCCTCACTAACGCGCCATCGTCCAATGCAGCGGTCTTCGTCACCGACGATCGCCATGTCATCGCTCTTGGGGCAGGTGGTTCGCCGATGAAGGTGCAATGGCCGGACCAGGACGATGCGACCGACTGGACGCCCTCGGCAACCAATACAGCGGGATCTCGAAACCTCCAGGTTGGATCTCGTCTGATCAACGGCAGCGTGTTGCAAAACAGGGTCAACCTGATCTGGTCGGACAGCGCAGTTTATCTGTGGCAATACACCGGATCTAATTTTGTTTTCGATAGCCGTCTTGCCGGGACCGATTGTGGGTTGATCGGTCCGATGGCCTATTGTGTCGTAAGCGGCGTTGCCTATTGGATGAGTCGCGGAAACTTCCACATGTATTCAGGCTATGTGCAAGACATTCCCAACGCCGACGACATTCGCGAATTCGTCAATACCAATATTTCCGAACTCCAGGAATCCAAGACATTCTGCGGCTACAATTCCATGTTCAAAGAGATTTGGTGGTGGTTCGTGACCGCGGCTGGCAATGACGAGCCGTCGGCCTATGTTGTTTATGATTTGAAAACGCAAACCTGGGTCAAAGGAACGATGGCCCGGACGGCATTTGCCAACCAGGAAAACCGCGCCAAGGAACCTTTGATGACCGGCGCCGTCGAGGATGATTACGTCTACACTCACGAGACCGGAGTGAACGATGAGGACGGCGCGGCAATCTCAGCCTACCTGACGATGGCCCCATTCAACATAGCGAATGGCGGCCAAGTGGTTGATGTCTGGCACGTCGAACCTGACTTCGAAACCCAGGTGGGCGATCTCACTCTGCAAATGCTGACCTACGAGCGCAGGCGCGAAGCATCCCTGCTCGATGACGTGAGCTACACGATCTCGACCACTGACGATCTGGAGGATATTCACGTCGCCGGCCGGTTCATCTCCTTCAAATTGACGAGCAATTCGGTTGACGGAGACTTCCGCGTCGGCGAGCCTGTGCTTACAATCAGTCCCGCAGGTGGCCGGCTATGAGACCCGTGCACCTTGGCAATCCTCCAGCCGATACGGAGGGTAAAATTGACTGGATTATCCGGGCGCTCAAGGAGATCGAGCAGGCGTCTCATGACGAAAGCGATCAATTCTTTGACGCCTTCACGGTCACCAACGTCACGACGACGCGCACGTTCGACGCCGATGCAGCAACTGTCGCCGAGTTGGCCGATGTGGTAGGCACTTTTCTGACAGACTTCAAAGAGAGGGTGTTCTGATGGACCCAATTCTGGAATTCATGATCAAACAAATGAGCGGTGGTGGCCCACTTGGCGCACCTGGAGCCCCCGCTCCCGGAGCCCCGATGTCTATGTTACCTTCCGCTCCCCCGCCAATGATGGGACAGCCGCCGCCTCAAACAGGAATGATGGGCCGTGGTGATTTCGGCCCGCCACCTGCTCCCGGTAGCATGGAC